CTGTCGCCAGCCGCCGGAAGCCCATGAATCATACCGGCTCTTACAGTAAGCCTTAAGGTCTTTGTATGATGGTCTACCGCTGCCATGTCCGCAGATAATACCATTACCGCAGTACATTTCTACATGGCCTATCTTAAGTGGCCTGCTTGCATCTGATCCCGCAAACTCTAACATATCACCCTTACGCAAACGTGATACATCAGGGATTCCAGCGACTATACCAACGTCAACGGTAGTCAGCTTACCTGATTGGTAAATCCCGGCTGTATTAAGGTTTCCGAAGCCATGCCCGGCCTCCTGGTAGCTGTAGCAAATTGAACTGCTGCAATCGCTATAGTAGTTGCCATCTTTGTACTGTTTAAAGCAGTAGTCACACAAGTCCTGGCTGTAGATGTTTCTCCCTATGATCGTAGCGTATTTGTTACATACTGCTTGTCTTTTCTGTTCTGATGCCATGTTAATTTCCTCCAATCCATAGAAAAGGCCCGGGATTATCCCAGGCCACACTTTATTCGTTTATTTTATTCGCTTTGCTCTTAATCACTTCTATCGCATTTATAAATGCTTCAGATTTTACAACACCCATAAGGCCAGCGTTTTCAACGATAGATAAAGCTTCGTTCGCTATAAAGCCGTAAATGGTTGCCAGCATTATGTAATCGACCCCAATTGCAACATCAATCTGGTGTGCCGCAGCAATCACGCAGATCATGCCAAACTTTTTACATATACCTTTTAACATGGCGTTTGAGCTGGCGGTCCCACTTTCAGTTTTGGGAGAATTTTTAAAAAATAATGCTACAGCAAGGCCCAGGGCCATATCAATGCCCATCATAATAAGCACCACGCTTAATTTCGGCGTCCAACCACCAAATAACTTAACGCCTGCGGAAACAAGTGCTCCAATAGCCATACAAAACGCTTCTTTTTTCATTCTCATTCCTCGTTCTTCCTTAATTTTAATATGCAAGAATCTCCTATTTCTGTTCTTCGGTAATCCAGTTCTTAACCACTGCATTAGCCAGCATTACAACCGTAAGCGGCCCAATACCTCCATCATATAATCTCATTAATGTCGCAAACATACTTACACCTCCAGACTTGATAATATTAACGTGTCAACGGTTGCGGTTAGTGCCTTGATTTCTGCTGCCTGCGCAGCTACTACTTCGGTTAAATCAGGTGTCCTGAAATATGCGATCATCACATCGGCCTCAATTTCTGTGATTCCGTCCCCTTCCAGCCCGATTGCATAATCAGACTGTTTTGTCAGTCTGCCTGTATACACCAAGTCCGACCGTTTCCAGTCAGCTTCACCGGATAATCCTATCTGTGTAATGCTGCCGCCGGATTTCAAGAGCGTTTCAATCTCATCAAATGTGGCATCTCCTTTCTGGAAGGTGATAGTACCACCTGATTCTCCAAGTTTTACCCCGGCTGCAACCAGATCAAAGATCTGATCACCGAATTTGATTTTTTCGATATTGCTCATGCGATTCCTTTCTGCCTGTTTTTAGGCAATAAAATAGCCCCTATCAGGGACCTAATTAACATGTTTCTTTGTTCCATGAAATAGCAAAAGAATAGAGAGATATCAAACGATATCTCTCAAAGAAAAATCCATTTAATTAATTGCTTTTTAATATTATAACAAAACTTTATACTGTTGCCTTGAATCACTTTCGCATTCAATTACACCTAATTCCTGCAATTCGTTTAATAACAAATTGCAAGTGACTAAACCTATTTGAAGCTTTCTCTTTAACAAAGAAAATCCAAACGACTTTTTATTTTCCTTGGCAATTATAATTGCCTTTTCAATAAGGTCTTCCTGCATAAAAACACCTCCAAATCAGCCTACTACATCTTAACCATTTCTTTTATTTAATAAATCCGAGATCACTATATGATATATACGTTCAATGAATATTTTTTCATCAACGTCTGTGGAAATCATATTAAGTTTTCCGAAAAGACTAATAAGTGTAAAAGTATCTTGTATCATATTTTCTACTTCAATTTTTTTGAACTCATCTTTAGTCTTTTTTGAAATATCGCTACAATCTTTAATTTTTTCCAGTAAATCTGTTATTAAATAGTACAGCGAATCTTCTGATAAGTTTTCCGACGTATTTAATCTTTCAACAAAACTCATCATATTGCTTTCAAGTTCTTCAAGATTAAATAATTTTTCTAACTGCATATCTATAGTTTGAACATTCATGTTATGCATTATACTAAAAACAGGATTATTGAATACCGCAGAAAAAGATGCACTGTTTACAGGATTTTCTATTCTGTATCTTAGCTCAGCCTTGAATTTGCAATTTCGAATTTCTCCATTTGAAACTGCCAACCCCATATATACCTTACCAACATTAGGAACATCTACAGGTTCGTCTTGCTCGAAAAATATGTTTATAGACGAATCCGTTATACTCGTAAAGTTAATATGGTAGAATTTGTTTTTTTCCACAGAATACTTATGCAATGAAAGCAGAGACAAATATAAAACAATACTGTTGTCATAATTTTTGTAAATTTTTGATGTAACTCCTCTAACTCCCCACGTGTCATCCGTATCTATTAGCAACCTATACTGTTTCTCTTCATTTTCAGCATTTAAAAATAATAACCAATTTATATTTTTTTCTATAACATCTGTATAATTATTTCTTATACAATAGTTGATATATTTAGCTGCATCAAATACTTCTAGAAATTCATCGAAAAAGCTGTAAATACTATGTGCTTCAACTATTTCGTCTTCGCACTGGAACTGGAGCACAATTTGTTTCTTATCATTAACTTCAACATACTTGATATCCTTATATTTAGCCATAATATCCATTTTTTCAGAATCTATTGCATCAAATCCCTCGATCAGAACCTTAACCCCACGTATTCTTAAGTCCTCATTTTCATTTCCAAAATAACTTATAGGAAATTTTTCTGAAATACTACAATCCAACTCTTTTGACTTGTCAATTAATGTTTTAAGGTATTTTAATTTACGTGTTTCGCTACCTAATAAATCTTTTGTTAATCTTTTACTATACAAATAGTTACTCATAATATACCCCCCATATTTATTAATTTTTCTTCATTTTACTACTTTATATGACATATTACAATGTCCAAAAGTATAATTTGACCAAATATCAAAATAGGAATGGAATAATATATTTTAACTCACTGTAAGTAACCAAATAACAATCAGTCTTCCGCCCGTTTCTCCATCAAATAGCAATTTAGATCAAAAAGCAAATTCCAGTGATCTGACTTGGAAATCTTTGTTCAACGGAGATATAACTATCTCCAATGGAACTAATATAACCATAACCAGCGGTACGATCGGAAGCTATAAAGAGTTTGTAATCTCAAGTGGTGCTGGAGCTTCATCCGAGTGGACACGGTCTTACTTTTCCAATGCAGGAATTCCATTTGTTATAAACGATGTAGTTTCTGGAACAGGCATTGTTAACAATAATATTGTTCCTATTTCGCTTAAGGTAGCGAGTAGTACGGTATTCACTGCATTATTGGGAAATAACGTAAGAATCCGCTCTATCCATGGTAGATAAATGATCATTAAGCTGATAAGTAGCTGCCCGATACAGAGATGTAATCATTTGCTACGGCGTTTTTTACGCATATCGATCCAACTGCATTTATAAAGACGTCAATTTTTTCCGAAGTTGTTGATTTTATTCCATTCATTTCTATTGGTACATTTCCGTTAGTCAATAGAGGCGGCGGAAGGTTTACAACCATGGCTCGATCGGTTCCGGGACTTAGCACACGAAATAGTATGGATACAGTTACCAATTTGCCAAATTTAACGTATCCACCATTAAGGTTATCGCATCTCTCTTGATATATAGTTCCCGTTTTGATTTCCGTAAAGCTACTTTGGATACCAGTTAAATTGCTATTTAGTGTATCAGTAGTTTGTTTGAGAGAATACAGAGCCGCCATACTGGCAGCCTTAGAAGCATCGTTTACAGTTTTGTGGCTACCCTATTAGCAATCTCATTGATAAGCAACTGCACTGTGGAGCTCCCACCTGTTGCACCAAGCAGCCCCTGAACGTCTGTGGCACTGATTAAGTTTGCTGCATTGGGTCCGGCCGCACCGGTATCCCCCTTATCGCCTTTATCACCTTTGTCACCTTTCGGCCCGGTTGCTCCTGTGGCTCCTATATCTCCTTTGTCTCCCTTCGCTCCGGTTGCGCCTGTTTCTCCCTGAATTCCCTGAACGCCCTGCGGACCTTTTTCTAGCCCATATATCAATGCGGTATCGGCAGTATGCTTTTTGTTCTTCCATGTCCGTATATTCCATGACCTTGTTGTCTTCTTCAATGTACTGGATTGCAAGATCCTGTTCCCAATCCCTTGGATAGAAGTCTGTTACATTATCCGTAACAGTGCATAGGGCGCATATACTTCATCTTTTACATTAATCATTTTGCTGCCTTTCTGATTTCTCTTTTCAAATAGCCGGAAATATCACGGGTTGCCCGGTCCTCATTGTTTTTCAGTGCTGGATACATGAACGGTTGGGACGCCTGTCCAGATGTCTGATAAAACCGTCCATGCGGAGTATCAATGGAGAGGAAGTGATACTTCTCCGCCGTTTCTTTATCAATCTGGCTTTCATGGATCCACCAGGGTGATTGTGTATAGGCTGGGAGACTTCCGGGGAAATTCCAGCATGTACCACCTCTCCTACAGGACCGGTTCCAAAATTAACCTTTCCAGTATGCGGATCCCTGGCCCTGCGCTCCATCTTCGCCAGCTCTTCATCTTCAATATCACAAATTGTTGTTGATCGGCACCATGGGTGCATAGGCGGGCAGTTAAGTCCAGGCTGCTGTTCTGATACTTTAAAACGCTCCCTGTCCAGGTTCCGGCAAATAGAAGAAGTCCTTAAGTCCAATGTGGCTACAAAACGGTAATACTCAATCCCGCATTCCTCATAAGAGGTCATTTCCATCTGGTTCGCAAGATTACAGCTTTCAGTTCTTACAAGCCGTCTTGCCTGGCTGGATCCGGTTGCAAACTTATTTGCTATGATATCTGCTACTTCCCGGTCAGTTCTGCCCGTTATGAGGTTAATAAGCAGTTCTTCTTTTATGTCTTGGGCCAATGCACGGGTATTACTCCATATTCTGGTTGAATAGTTGGATCCAGACCATTTGCTGTTAATCACCCGATCAATGACTTTAGGTGAAATTAGGTTGAACCCAAAATCCAAACCAATGCGCTGTTGAATATCAAAGATAGACCGGTAATATGCTTCATAGGCAAGGTCCACATAATGGCTGGTACTCTTTAGTTTCTCCTGCCGGTACACTTCCTGCATAGTCATGTCAATCTGGTTCTGGAGTTGCTGCAAACGTTCCAGCCTCGCCTGATATGCTGGGCTTTCCAATTCTGCCAGTATCTCGGCTTTAGTCTTATCACCGCTCCCTGATTCTAAGGCGGCTTTTAATTCATTAATGGAAGTTTTGTCCTTCATGGAATTTAATAGCCGGTAAGAGTCTTTCTCTGACAGCTTATGTTTCTTTTGATACCGCTCGAAGATATCATCAAGTTCAAAACCTATGTATCGGGAAGCTTTTAAGTAAACATTTGATATTTCATCAGCTACCTTTTCAGCCTGTTCCATGTATTGAAACATTTCCTGGACTTTGCGCTTCTCCCAATAAGATAGACTACTCATTCATATCACCGGCATTTTTCTTCATGCCTGTGCCTTCTTCATTATCTACCGGAGGAGTATTGTTACCAAGGCCAAACATTTCCCGCTGCTGTTTTACTGCCTCTTCCGCTTCTTCCTCCACTGCTTTAAGTTCATCTTCTATATTGTCTATAAATGGTATCTGAGAAAGTAGCGTTTTCTTGCTTACCTTTCCCCATAGATTTGAAACGATCTGGCTGATTTCCAAGAGGTTTCTAGGCAGAGCCCGTGTAAATGTAGGTGCTATACCGGATATATCTACATTAACAGCCTTGCTTTTCTGAAGCCAGCCAGCAAAGAGACGGATCCGCTTACGTAGTCCCTTTTTATAATACCGGGTTTTGATCTTTGTGATGTTCTCCATTCCAAGGAGTTTAAACTCCATAGCCACACCCGATATATTCCCACCGAAGCTTTCATCTGTCATACATGGGATATGGGAGAACTTATGAATATCCTGCTCTATGGCCTTTTTAAGGACCTCCACCCCATTTTCATCGAATGTCCTGGTCAGGTATTCTGCCTTAGTACCTTCCGGAAGTTCTAGAAGTTTGTCCTCTTTTACTCTCTCCTTGGCTGTCTTTCCGTCCTCGTCCTTTGCATCAGCAGCACCAAGCATAGCCCCATAGATGGCAAGAATCGCATCAATAAACTGTTCTTTATCTGTGATCCGGTCAGACATTAGGGCGTTGTAGGCATCAATCAGTGGAATCTGAAGTTCAAAGTCACCGATTGCCAGCTTATTATTCAAATACTCTACAATAGGGATTTCCTCAAAATAATGAGGTTCCGGGGCTTCAATTAAAGCCTGTGGGCCGGTAATATCATCAATATTCAAGACGTATTTATAGTGATCGGTCAGAACCGTAGCAACGAATATAGTTCTCTTTTTGTCGGAATCGTCCTTTCTTGCATAATAATAGACTGCGAAAAGTTCTTTCTGCTCTATGGTATCATCATATACCATGAAAGTATTTTCTGGTGACAGACTCTTTATAGTGAGGTCCGTTTCTCCCTCTTCCGGATAGATATATTCATAGGTACGGCCGTACACGGATAAGTCTAGCCCGTTGTCCCCATCTGCTTCATCGGCTCCGGCCTGTTCAAAGGCGTCAGTTATGGCCGTAATATCCTCTTTGCTTTTATAAGATACTGAATTACCTATAAAGTAAGAACTGGCTGTATCTGCGATATCCTTCGCATGGTTACATACCAGCTTTGTTTTACGGCTTTCTGTCAGGATCTTATGCTGCCCTTCGTAATACTTCATGAGCTTTCGGAGCCTGGAAGATTCCTTTCGGTGCTTCGTGATAAGTGTTCGGATTGCTTGTTTATCCGGATTCTGTTCGTCCCATGATTCTCGCGGAATTGTGTATACGTACATGGTTATCACCTTCTTTCTAATGGAATCCGTAAGCAGATTTACTGCGAATTTTAATTGTTTTGTTATTAAGTACTGTATAGCAGAAGTACCTTACCGCGTCCATAGCGTGGTCATGCTGCTTTATCGGCTTATCCTCTCCCCGATCCCCCGCCTTTGGATCCCAGATATAAGAAGCAAATTCTTTAATCGTGTTGATGCAGGATTGACTGAATGCTATCTTCTCAGTATTTAGGAGCGTGGAAACCAACCGAATCCCATCTTCCACATCGTTGTCCGCTTTCATGGTTTTATATCCACGGTTGTTTAACTCAGTAATGAATGAAGCAGCCGAAGGGTCCACGATGATTGCTTTAACTGGCGTTCCTTCCAGCCATTTTTCCAGATCATCAGCATATTGGGAATCCGCTTACTGCTTTCCCTTATCCCTGCCAGAGTAATAATACTCCCTGGTACAATACCATTTTTTATCTATACCTTTATTCCAGAGCAGGAATACCATAGCATTCTGTGTACCGTAATCGATGCTCACATATCGACCACCGTCAATCAGGAGCCTAGCAAAATCCAGCACCTTCTTTACATGCCGGTCCGCATCGAACATGTCATAAATGATTCCCTCGGCCATAGCCCATAGACCTAAGATGTATCGCTTGTAGAATACTCCGCTGTAGTTATTCCGATATCTGGCCTTAATCTCTTCGGACAGGCTCAAGTTATCGTCCATCGTGAAATGGACATATAACAGTTCTTTCAGGCCGTCTGGCTTCTTCTCAGCTTTTGCTTTCCTGCGGATCTCTTCTGTTTTATGCTTTCCAAGGAATCCGGTTGCTTTATCAATCCAGTTTGTTTTAAACCAGTGATACGGACCATCTGGGTTACAGTTGAACCAATACTTAGAACCAGTAACAGAACAACGGCCTGTAGCCTGATTGACGAAGCTTTCAGGCATGAGAGCCACTTCGTCAAAGAATACACCCGCTAATGTGATTCCCTGTACTAAGTCCTGACTTCCCTCATTTTTACCACCAAAGATATAAAAATAGTTGGTAACGCCGTTCTTTGATATCTCAATCAGGTTATCAGACCTACGATCTTTTACCTTGTATCCTCGGCTCTTGAGCATCAGCTTTAACCAGAATACAACATTACGTCGGAAGGACCCGACCGTCTTACCACACATACCAAAGTTCTGACCTTTGAACCGGCACATAGCCCACATAACAAAGGATAAAGACATAGAAACCGTCTTGCCTGATCGGATAGCCCCGTCTGCAATAATTCCATCTTTGTCTTTTACCGGAGAAGTATCACACCACCATGTAAGAACTTTTTCTGTTTGTCTGAGAAAGGTTTGAATTCGAATATCTTAAGCTTTGATGCAATACCTCTCCCCTGCTTCATTCTGTTAATTATATCTTTTAAGGATTTAAGCCGGCCTTTTATATCAATCATCTTCATCACCCCATACTTCAGAAGCTATCCCATTCATGGCTGCCATAAAGCCATCTTCCTCTATCTCCTGCTCTGGATTATCCTGTTTCATGATCTCCAGCTCAAGCTTCATCATTTCAAGCTCCAGGCGGGTATCATCTAAGCCGTACCGGTGCAGGGAATCAACGGCTTTCTGCTTTCGGGCCTGAACACGGGTAAGTGCATCTTCCACCGCCTGTATCTGTCCAAGGGCTCCAGTGTATTCAGTTGATTCATCTTTCAAACCATCTTTGTATTTCACGGCTGTCATTCCTGCAGCACGCTCATCTTCCTGTTCTTCGGCAGCACGCTTTATATCCTCAATCCGTTTAAGCATTCGTCTTTCCCTGACCGTAAGAAGCTGGATCTCTTGTAGAAGAAGCTGCTCCTTATGCAGTTGAACCATGCCGATAAGCCGCTTCTCGTCTTCTTCCAGAGCATCAAAAAAGAGAGTCTCAAACTCTCCTGTCTTTACCGCATTCTTATTGTTTTCAGGGGCCGCACCACCTTTATTACCAGCAGCATTTCTATTTCCTGCAGGTGGCCCTTTCTTATGCGAACGTTCGCTTTTCTTATCCGAGCGTTCGTTATCCCATTTATGGGTAGACTTCCATCGGCGGACCGTTCCTTCCGGGAGATTTAGTTGACTTGCAATCTCAACTAATTTCGTGCCTTTCAGGTACATGGCCTTTGCCTGTATTATTCTTTCATCTGGTGCTCTTGCCAAGCCTCACCACCTCACTTGTGTTTGTTTTTGCTATATCAATTAAACCGGTTCATTATCCTTGATTTAAGCTGATCGAATTCGTGCTGCACATTATCAATTGTAATCCGCCTTCTAGTGAATTCCTTATTAACACTTATGTAAGTATCCACCATCTTGCTTCGGTGTTTTATCAGCTTAGTTTTCCAGAGTCAATTCTCTAATTACTACCCATGTTATTCTGATGCAGGCCCATAATTCTCTTAACATACCAAATCCCCTTTCGTCGTTTTTAGTATCAAAAAAGAGACGGGGTCGACCGTCTCTCAACTAAATTCATAACATTTATTCTGATTTACTATACTGGGAGTGAATTTTTTTAATAACAACTTCGTTTGTTTTTTCTCCACCGGAAGCAATTTCAAGCAATTCGTTCATAATATCTTTGCTTTTTCTAATTCCCATGGAATTAAAAACCATAACAACACCCCAGAGTATAGAGAAGTTTTCTAATTTATAGTTTTGCTCTTCAAAGTATTCCCAAACTTCTTTATACCCAATTGTATCACTTGATAGAAGTGATATTGTTAGTATGTATTCCATAATTTGATTTATTTGCTCTTTACCTACTGAATACCTTTTTAAAACGTAATTATATAAATCAATTATCTGGTTTTTATTAAAATTATTTGTTTTAATATCTGTATTTTCAAACGATATCTTATTCAGCACTTCTGCTGTTGTATCCATTTTATTTTTTACATCAAATACATCCTGTCTCATATCATTGAGACTGTTGCTTAGTTCTGTCAGTTTTATCAATTTTTCTTCTAGTTGTTCCTGCATTTCAGCATTTACTGTTGATACTTTATGAGTAACATTTTTTAAATTAGTTGCAGTCTCAGTTAATTGACTTTGAATACCGCTCATTTTATTTTCACCAGCTATACTCATGAATATTGCAATCGCCGAAAGTATTATTGATGATATAGTACTACCCATGGAAAGTTGATTAGCAAACTCATTTCCCCCTTTAGTTGCAATTAGCACAGATAAAATTATCAATCCTATTGCAATTGACAATAAGTATCTAATGTGGAGTTTACCTTTTTCATATTTCAATTCAGATAAATAACATTCATTATTAGCATATTCTTTTAAACATTTTTCACTCATACAAATCCCCTTACTTATAATCCATTTTCTTCCATCATACACCAAAATTTGCCAAAAGAAAATACCCATCGGCCAAATTTCGACAGGTATTTTCAAAAAGGAGAATAAGTATAAATAAAAACCAATCGAAGCACCCGGATTCGAACCGGAAAAACTATCTGCGTGAATATCGCTGATGCTCTGCCATCGAAATGTGCTTCGTTATGCCGGATTCACCGGCACGCCTTATTGTTTATAGTCTGGTAAGGTAGGATCAGACTAGCAATCTTTTAGCACCGCATTGCCAGGTGCGCCTTTTATATTATAGTCCGTCAAGACTAGTCGGACTGCATGATACCAATCGAACATAAGGGGAGTGTATGTTTTCACTGGTTCCAGTTTACATTATATAATAGTTGAAACGGAAAAAACGGACAAAGCGGACAAAGATTTATTTTTATATAAAATAACGTCATTCCTGTTCCATGAACCTCTGAAATTCTTTTCTAATGCCTTCGCCAGTGGAATTTCTCCCGATTTTTGCAGCCGTATCTTCCCACGATAGCCCTTCGAATAGTTTATATTTGATAATCCTCTGCATTCTCGCCGGAATCCGGTTCATGTACTTTTCAACCTTCATTTTATTTTCTCCGGTTATCCTCGCCCGTTCCTTTAATGTTTCCTCTTCCCTTTCCAGTCTGGAAGCGTCACCCGGCGTATACATAATTCCTGATATATGAAAATTCTTAGCTGTATAAGGCCATGTTGGCATAGACCCCTTTACAGAATCTTGCTCAACCGTTTTTTTCTTTCTTTCCAGTCTCGCAATTTCCTTGACAGTTTCTTCATACAATGCATTGGAATCTATGTAGTCATTCAGTAGCGGTATAATCTCATTTTTATCTATTACCACGTGTCCACCCCCTTTCATTTGCCAGCAATAAGAACCTCGCCGTCAATCTTAGTTCGTTTTCTAGTTTCTCATTCTTCTCATTTGCTGTAAGTGAGCCTGAGCCTTCCAGCTCAAAACTATATCTATTGTGGTACAGCAAATTTTCTTTCGCATAAGCTTGTACTCTATATTGGGGTATCCCTATCACCATTTCTGCAACATCTGGTGTATAACTGCCTATATATTCACATTTATCGAATACAGAATAAATTTTTCCTTTCGGCATTCTTATCCCTCCTGCCCTATAATAGCCTCAATCTTTTTTTCAATATTATCCAAGGCCTTCCATGCACACTGTTCTTCCGCCTTTTTCTTCTGGTCATGTGTCATTACCATAGAATCACTGTGATTTTGTTTATGTATTGCTATCGCTGCCCTGATTTGGCTTATCTGGTTCTCAGCCCGTTCCGCTTCCGCAGCACGCATACTGAAATATTCACGGTCATGTTCCATCTTCATTTCTGCCGCTGTCATAGTTTCTCCTTTCTCATTATTCGCAATAAAAAAACCAACTACCGAATATTGATAGTTGGCATTCTTAACCGTATTACTTGTCTTTAAGTTTCTTTAATCCATTTATAACGAGCTTGGTATCTTCATTTAGATCATCATCGACA